CGGAATCCTGGTACCGGGAATCCATGCCCAGGATGAAGGCCCGGTTCGAGGATCGGACCTGGAACCTGCCCAAGGACAGCCTGATCCTGGACGATTACCGGGCGCTCAAGCTGGTCCGGGGTGTGCCCAGGGTGCCGGAGACGCGGACCATGGATGCAAAGGGCGGCAAGCGTCATGGTGATGCGGCCGTGGCCGGTGACATGCTCGTGTACGCCCACGACACACTGGATGTGGGCGAACCCTTCGAAGCCCTGACGGCAGGGATCAACCACAGCAAGCAACTGTTTCGAGGCTATTGATGAGCGGACTCTGGGTATCTCCCACGGAATTCAAAGAGGCCGAGGGGCTGCGCAAAGCAGACCTTGGCGGAGAGGTCTTCACGGCCCTGGCGGCTACCGGGTTCGATCCCGCGTCTTGGCTGGGCACCCTGCCCGATCCGGACCCTGTCCTAGAGAAGATGCCGGGCGCGGGCATGGCTGCCCTGAGATCCGTGCTGGCCGATGCCAAGGTTACGGCGTCCGTCCAGTCCAGGAAGCTGATCACCCTGAAAAAGCAGGACTGGATCCTGGAAGCCGGACACACCGAGGGCGAAGAGCCGACCGAAGGCGCTGTCCGACTTCGAGACAATCTGGCCAGGGATCTGGAGCGGGTCGATATGTACAACCTGTTTTCCGAGATTCTTGACGCCCCGCTGTTCGGGTACACGGTCGTTGAACTGCTATGGACACCCGGTAACGGTGCCATGTCCATCGCCGACCTGGTTCCTCGGCCACCGGAATGGTTCGGCTGGGGTTCTGACAGAAGGCTGAAGTTCATCGATGCGTCGTGCGTCGCCGACGATGTGGACCCGCGCAAGGCCGTTGCCGTACGCCATTTCCCGGCAAGCTGGAATCAGTATGGATTGCGGCTGCTGTCCAGATGCCTCTGGCCCGTGGCCATCAAAAAGGGCGGGATACGGTTCTGGACCACCCTGTGCGAGAAGTTCGGTATACCCTGGGTGGTCGGCAAAGCCCGGTCCGGCGCACCCAAGGCCGAACGGCAGGAGATGCTGACCCAGTTGGCGAACATGGTGCAGGATGCCGTGGCCGTAGTGACTGCCGGGACAGACGTCCAGGTCGAGACCACCGCCGGCACGACCGGATCGCTGCATGCCGACCTGGTCAGGTACATGGACAACGCTATTGCCATGGTCATCATGGGGCAGACATTGACGGCCGACATCGGTCAGTCAGGGTCCAAAGCGGCAGCCGAGACGCACAAGGCCTTGCTCGCGGACTACTCATTCGCAGACGAGGCGTTGATCTGTACCTTCATGGAGAACCTGGCGTGGGAATACGGGCAGGTCAACGCCCCCGGCGTCCTGACGCCGACATTCCGCTTTCGAGAGCCCGAGGATTATGATTCCCAGGCGGAGCTGGACAAGAAGCTGGCAGATACAGGGGTCAAGTTCACTAAGGCGCATTATGTGCGGCGGTACAATTTGGCCGAGGATGAGTTTGAGGTCGGGGAAGAAACCCTCGAGGCCCTCATTGCCCAGGATGCGGGAGGCGGGATTGATCACGCCCAGGGTGGTGATGGGTACACGCCCGAGCAGCAGGCCCTGGAGGATCTGGCCGACCAGGGGATCGGGCAGGCCGCGAAAATTTTTGGAACAGAGGTGATTGAACGGATCAAGGCCATTGTTCAGGGGGCGGAATCCTTTGAAGACGTCCAGGCCCGGTTGACCGACGAGCTGGGCAAGGGGTTGGGTGGTCAGGATTTGGAAGCCCTGCTCCAGCAGGCCCTGGTCGCTGCAGATCTGTGGGGCCGATTCCAGGTGGGCGAAGAGGTCAAGAATGATGGATGAGGTTGATATCGCCAACGGTTACCTGGCCCGGTCCATGCGGGTGTGGGAGAAATTCCGGCAGGAGGGCGGACAGCTGGACCCGGAAGATGGACCTGATAGGTGTATCGATTGCGGATGCCTGATTCCACCAGCCAGAAAACAGGCAATACCAGGCTGTGTTCGGTGTATGAGATGCCAGCAAGAACACGATGACGGCTAAAACGTGCGAGGATCGATTTTAAGGCCCGTAAAGCCGTGTTGGTACCCAGAGTACCCGTGAAATAATTTATACTAGTATAATACTAGTATTATGGAGCCGTGAGACACATGTCAGCAGAATTAAAACCGCTGCCCATGGATGAGGCCATCGAATACTGGGCCACCAAGGTGCCGATGACGGCCAAGGAATTTTATGCCCTGGCCGACGTCTGGAAGGCACGGGCCTTTACCGTGTCCGGCATTGCCGAGGCGGATGTGCTGACCACGGTGTTCGACTCCATCGGCAAGGCGCTTGAAGAGGGAACGAGCTTTGACGAGTGGAAGACATCTCTGTCCGACCTCTGGGATCGGCAGGGATGGACAGGAGTCAGAGCGTGGCGGGTGGACAACATATTCCGAACCAATATCCAGACGGCCTATGCCACCGGGCGATACAAGCAGATGCAGGCGGTCAAGGCTGGCCGGCCTTACTGGCAATACTCGGCCGTCAACGACTCGCGGACCCGTCCGACCCATGCGGCCCTGCACGGCAAAGTCTACCCGGCGGACTCGGAATTCTGGGACACCTTTTATCCCCCCAACGGGTTCCGCTGCCGCTGCACGGTCAAGACATTGTCCCAGCGACAAATTGACAAGCGGGACCTTGACGTGGGCGAGGGTAACGGCCTGGGCGATCTCATCGAACCCATTGACCCGGTCACCGGCGACCGTCTCCCGGCAAGGCCGCTCATGCCGGACAAGGGATTTGAGACAAACTGCGGTAAAGAGGGCTGGGACCCGGACCTGAGCAAGTATCCGGACAATCTTCGCAAGCCTCTTGAACAACGCCTGAACAAGAAGATTTGAACAAAACCCGACATTTTTTGAACAGAACGGAGCAACCCCATGCCATGGACCCCCATTTTTCGGACAGGCACCCACACCGATTCCCAGGGCCGATCCCGCACCTGGACCACTACCGACCTGGACAAGGCGGTGTCGTCCTACGATCCGGCCACCCGGGAGGCCCCATTGGTTCTGGGTCATCCCAAGGACAACGGCCCGGCCTTCGGTTGGATCGAGAAATTGCGACGCACCGGCGAGGTACTGGAAGCCTGTTTCAAGCAGGTGCCTGAAGAACTCCGCAAAGCGGTGGAAGCCGGACGGTACAAGCACAAGTCCGTCAGTTTCTACAAGGACGGTTCTGTTCGGCACGTAGGGCTTCTGGGCGCTGCCCAGCCAGCCGTTGAGGGGCTGGGGGCGATAACTTTCAGCGATGAAGAGGATTGTTTCGAATACAACCAACAACAGGAGGATGCAGGTGTGACCATAGAGGAACTGCAGCGCAAGCTGGACGCGGAAAAGGCCGCTCGTGAAGCAGCCGAGATCAAGGCTGACGGATTCAAGGAGAAGGCCGAAACAGCGGAAACTCGGGTCCGGGAAGTCGAGACCGCGAACAAGAAACTCTCGGACGACTTTGCCCAGGCCGAGGCGACCAAAGCCAGGGAGGCCCGTGAAGCCCGCTTCGACAAACTGGCCGGGGACGCCAAGGTTCTGCCCGCTGAGAAGGACAAGATCTTGGCCTTTGCCGAACACCTGGGCGCGGAGTCCGAAGAAATCAGCTTTGCCGAGTCCGAGGGCAAGAAGCCTCTGGAAGATCATTTCTGGTCATTTCTGGAATCCCGCAAGGAGCACGGGCTGTTCAAGGAGTTTACGGCTCCGGAAGGAACTGGGGACGATGCCTACGTGGATCTGAGCGACAAGGTATAGGTAAGAGCTGTTTTGAGTAGTCACACGAAGCCTGACAACTAAAACGTAAAACAGAAAAAACTGGAGGAATATATGACTATCACCGCGAAAATCGCAACAACGTCCTATGATGATGAACGTGCCAGGGGATCGGCCCATCATCCGGTTATTCTTTCGGGCAAACTTGCCGGGAGTGATGGGGGTTATCCTGTCGGCCTTGTGCTGTCCCGGGATACTTCCGGAGACCTGGTGCAGTATGAAGCCGTGCCCGACGAGGCTGTTGGCGCGGGGAACGGGACCCTCAAGGCGTTCACCAAGATCCTGGCAAAAGCGCCTATTCTCCCAGGGTCTGTCTCCGTGACCGACGCAACAGAGACGTTTTCCGACGACAGCCACGGCCGATTGGTCGGAGACGATGGCGGTTCCGGGACCGTGGACTACGAGACCGGCGAGATTTCTGTAGCGTTCAACGCTGCGGTGACCAACGAGCAGGCGATTACCGCAGACTACCAGAGAGATCCCGTGGGTATCCTCGATCAGGACGTAGACACGGACACCAACAATACGGCCCTGTATATCGTCCACGGTTCGTTCCGTCTCTCCGTGGCCAAGGTCGGGGCGTCCGCAGAGGCCGATCCGTCTACCGCCCTGCTCAATACCCTGCGCGACAAGGGAATTTATGCAGAATAGGGCACGGCCTTAAACTCATGCAAGGGCACGGCGGGCCGTGTCTTCCATTTAACCTGAAATACACGAGGTATATATCATGATCGATCTGACAGCCCTCTTTTCCAGGGATGCGCTCGTAAGCAACCTGAAGTCCCTGCCCCCCATTCGTACAACTATCATCGACGAGATATTTACGGATCGCCCGAACCTGGGTTCGCCCGTGGTCGGATCGGACATGGTGTCCGCCGTAGTCCGCGAGCTGCCCGTTGTGTTACGCGGGGCGCCCTCCGTCCCGGCAACCACCGAGTCGGGGTCCATGTCATTTTTCGAGCCGTTGCCCATCCGGCCAAACACCATGGTCACGGGTGCGGACCTGAACAACCTCAAGGTGCTGGGCCGCGAAGGCCTGCAGGCGTGGTCCAGAGAGAAGACCGACTGTCTCCGCAAGGCCTGCAGGAAGACGGCCGAGGCAATGGGGGCCATGGCCCTGACAGGTCGCGTCCAATGGCCCGTTGCTCTGGAGGGCGGCCAGTACGAGACCTGGGACGTGAACTTTGGGTCCACCCTGTCTTTTTCGCCATCCGTCCTGATCAGCGCAACCGGTGCCAAGATCAAGGACGTGTTCGCCATTCTGACCGGCATGGCCGAGAAGATCGAGGAAGAGGGTTTTGGCGGATCCCTGGTTACCTATGCGGGCAAGCTGGCCTTCTCCCACCTGGTGGGGCTGGCCGAGAACGTGACCTCCACGGCCAAGGTCAATGTCTCCATCGCGGAGAACACGGTCACCGTGGGCGGATACGTGGTCAAGCGCATGGCCGAGAAGTATCGCAACCCGTCCACCGGGGTCATGACGGCCAAGGTCGGGGACCATCAGTTTGTCATGGTCGCCAAGGACGGTGGGCACAAGATGCCCTACTGCGCCATCGACGACCTGGACGGGAACCTGCAGGCCATGCCGTTCTTTATCAAGCCCATCACGTTGAAAGACCCCTCGGGCGTCAAGCTGGTTGCGGAAAGCAAGCCCTTCCCCATCGTCAATACCAGCGCCATTTGTGCGGCAACCGTGTCCGAGGATTAAGCCGTGTACTCGACTGTTGCCGACCTGCAGAAACTGCTGCCCGTCTCCGAGCTGCTCGACCTGGCCGACGATGCCGGGTCGGGCAGCCTGGAAGACGCAGCTGTCCAGGGCATATTGCTGGAGGCCATCGACTCCGCCGATCGCGAGATCGACTCGTATGTCGGTACGGTGCTGGCGGTGCCTCTTGCGGCACCCCTGCCCGGACTGATCGCCAACATTTCGGCAAAACTGGCCGTGCATCACCTGTATCTGCACCGGCCGGGGATTGTTGAGCCGGAAGGCTGGCAGCGGGAATCGTCCCGGTGCGTCAAGCTGTTGGAGTCCATAGCCGCCGGGAAGATCGTTATCGGTCCACAGGCCGGGGGCGAATCCACACCGGACAGCGACGAGGTGCTTGTTTCGGCCCCGAGCCGGATGTTTACCCATGACCGCTGGAGGGGCTTCTGATGGCCGGAGTAAGTGTCGATGTCGATACGCGGCCGGTACAGACTTTGTTGGACGGGTTGCTGGCAAAGCTGAAGGACATGACACCTGCCATGCGAGAGGTCGGTGAGATCGTTGTCAATCAGTCCGCAGAGGCCTTTGAAGATGGCGGGCTACCCGGCCATCGCTGGCCGGAGTCCTCCAGGGTCAAAGCTGCCGGCGGGCAGACGTTGGTCAATACTTCCCGGTTGCGCCGGTCTATCAACTCAAGTGCAGACATGGACAGCGTCGAGGTTGGAACAAACGTGGCGTACGCGGCCATCCATCAATTTGGCGGCAAGACAAAGCCCAGAGTGATTCAACCCAAAAACGGAAAGGCCCTGTTTTGGCCGGGCGCGGCTCACCCTGTGCAGTCGGTTAACCACCCCGGCTCAACAATCCCGGCCCGTCCCTTTTTGCCGGATGAATCCGGGCTTGACTGGGCAGAGATAGAGTCTGCGCTGACGAGGTATTTGGTATGACGGCAACGCGAACAGGAACCGAGGATCAAATTGTGGCCCTGCTCGAATCGGCCCTGCCGGGATCGGTCCGGATAGGCTCTCTGCCCCTGGGAATGGACGATCGCAAGGCACTGGATGTGCGATCGGCTGCGTGCTGGGTTGTGTATGCTGGTGGTCCCGCAAAACCGAATCAGGCAGCCGGTGCCCTTGTGCAGGCGCAGACCTGGAGCTGGACCGTCTTGGTGCTCGCCAAAAAATACCGCTCCAACCATGATGCCGCGACTGCCGCGTTGAACCTGCTCGACCAGGTGGAAGCTGCCTTGGCCGGAGCCGAGACTACGGCAGGGCAGCTGGTAAAGGTGCGGGATACAATTCTGCGCATGCCTGAGGGGTCGGGGATTATCGGCTACGAGGCCGTGTTTTCGGTTCAAACATATTTGAGGAGAACATCATAATGAAATTAACCCAACGACGGG